TTAGCCAAGGTTGCGCAGGTCTCTAAGCTAGTAGACATATTAAAAACGAGAGGTTTAGATGTCCAGGATATGCTCTTATCAAATGTTTATGAGAAAGCTTCGTTAGACTGTGAATTTTCATACAAATTTACCAAGCATGATCGCGCAGTGAGAGCTCAAGAGGTCATGGATTCTTGTATGTCTGTGATTCAAGGGCTTTATGATACCTTCCAGAAAAGTCATCCTCCGGCGAAAGAAAAGCCCTTATTACAATTAATTAAAGAGGCTGATTCGAATTTAGATAAATGGCATAAAAATCTTAACGATCCTATTGCTTAACGTTATTGTTACTTTTTACTTGGCTGGTGTGGCCATCATATGCGGCAAGGTATGCACCATAGTGTCTAAAAAGCATTTCTGGCCCTTTATGACCCATCTGACCAGCAAGCCAGAACAGATTTGCACCCTGGCTTATGTGACGTGTGGCGAAAGTGTGACGGGTCTGGTAAGGGTTGCGATATCGGATCCCCGCTTTGCGTAAAGTCGGCACCCATGCTTTTTTTCTTATGGCGTCAGCGCTAGCCCATGGCTTACTCGTCTTTGGATCCTCAAAAATCGTTTCATCCTTCATGAAGGTAAAAGCTTTCTGTGCGGCAAGCACCGCCATGGCCATCTCATTCAACTCAACTTTACGTGTACCCGCCTTCGTTTTTGTCCCCTTGATCACCCCTACAACACTCGCATTCTGAACATGTGCAGTTTTGCCAATAAAATCAATGTCGCGCCAGCGAAGGGCGCAGAGTTCTGAGCTGCGTAAACCGGTCTGTATGGCGAACATGAACAGGTTTTCCCACTGCTTGTTACCTGCTGATGCAAGAAGTGCATCCACTTCTGCAGGCGATAGGGGATCGACTATGTAGTCACTATCTGTGGTCGATTTATCGCTTTGGTACCGCGAAGCTGTCACCAGCGATACAGGATTAATTTGCAGCACGCCATCAGTTACCGCCTCATCAAGAGCTGAGCGTAAAAAAGATAGCTGGTTCCTTATTGTTTTTAGTGTCGTAGTGCGGCTTTGGATCCACGCTTTCATTGCCGCAGGCGTAAGTTCGCTTGCAGGAAATGAATGAAGGTCACTTAACGCACTGCGGCATTTTTTATAACCGTTGATTGTTGAGGGTGATAATTTTCGTGTCTCGCATATCGTGAGATATTCATCAAGATACATTTTTACTGTTTTACCAGTGGCAGCGTTGCCAAATATTTTCAGTCTGGATGACCGAGGGAAATATTCTGCATATATAAATGTCCCTCGCTCAATTTTATTATGTATTTCGCCGAGAGTTCTCTCGGCATATTTCAGGTTTTTGTTATTAACTTCCAGATTTGAAAGGGGCTCACGACATTTGACCCCTTTATAAGTGAAAGTGATATTAATAGTCTCGCCCTGGCTGTGTTTTCTTACGGTCACACCACGCGGGAGTTTTGGCGATTCTGTCTTGCCCATTTGGATACCTCATCCAGATCAATCCATCTTTCCTTAACGCCTTCAACCTTCAGCACCTGAACGCCTTCAAACCAAACGCCGCGCTGCACGCGTTTAGTTATGGCTTCAGGTGTCTCGCCAGTTACTTTGCAATAAGCTGAGATGGGTACACAGTCGAGGTTCAGCATAGATTCTCCACACCGGCTGCAACCGGTTATTTAAGTCTGTAGGCACATGACGAGCACCCGTGGCGGGTGCCGTCGTTACAGCTGATACAAATCTTCGGTTCGCTGGTGGCCGGAGCCACCTGCTCGATTATTCTGGCCGATACCAGCACCGGCATCGGTACACGCTGTCGGCGGGCTTCCTCGAGCAGGTTCGCCAGCTCCAGCACGCGCGCTTTACAGTCCATTGCTTCAGCGCGCCACCAGATCACATCTTCACGCAGACGGCGCTGGCGCCGCAGCTTCAGTTTACTTGGCATCACACCTCCTGCTCAGGCGCTGTCGGTGCTTCGGCGAGCATTGCTTTATAGCGTGGCTGAGAGAATGAATAGTGCCTTTCTTTAAAATTATCGCATTGCTCGCTAGGCCACTTATCTTGCGCTTCATAACCCGCCTTACACATTTCCGCTGTCGGCTCAACCGGAACAAGCTTCCACCCATCCGGCACCGTAGATGTCCCCAAAGTTTCCGGCGGATGATCTGGACAGGGCCAGCGAAGCGAGCCGTCACCGCTGGGACAGGTGCAGGTCTGTTTTAGCATGGCGCCGAGGCAGTCTGTAGGCGGAGTAAAACCAATAACCTGATCGCCTTCCTGCACTAATCGAATAAGCATCGCCAGGTTATCGATAATTTCACCTTCAACGTTTCGCCACTCTTCACGCCCCTCGGTGTAGTGAATGACAGCTTTAATCACTTCCCCACTTTCTTCCGCTACTTTGTTCAACACGTAATTAGGTTGGGGGAATTTACGCATCGCTTTGTCAGCTCGCGCACGCGCTTGAGTAACAAGAGAAGCAAAGTAATCATCAGCCACCGGCGCTGGCGGTGCGGTGTGAAGCCAGTAAACGCCATTTGGCAAGTTTTGGCCTTTAGCCGTCCATGCAACTAAATGATCTGGGCAAGTTTCACTACCGATATTGAAAACGCCAACCGGCTCGCTGCACATTCCCGCCAGCAGCATGCGGATCATCGTTTCCTCTTCGGAATCCCCACCGTGTTTGATGTGCTCAAGCAGTTTCTCTTCCAGCCGCTCCCGGCTCAGTTGTGCTGTCATGATTTCAACCCCTCGAAAGTCACTGTGGCGTAGAACATATCGTTCGGATCGCGGTAGAACTCGATGGCCTTTATGCAAAGGACGCCGGTCCGGTTGCCGGTCAAAGCGATGGTGAACGTGTCGCCTTTCTTGGGCTTCTTCTCGTGAATGAGTCCGGCGCCAAAGAAATGGCCAGTGATCTCCATTTTTCCCTTCGGCTTGAAGCCGCGAACGAAGTGGAGGGCGTGGCCCCAGTGTTGCCGGGTGTAATCGAACTCTGTGCTTTCCGGCCTGGTACCTTTCAGCAGCGCGATTAATTTAGCGAGCATGGGCGGCTCCTCGCAGCTCTTTCAGCTGCTGGCAATCCACGCAGGTTTTGCAGCCGGGAACGGCAACGCGGCGTGCTTCAGGGATGTCCACGCCACACGCTTCGCATTGCTCAGCTGAAACAGCGTTACGGTCGATGCGAATACGCTGTAAGGCATGCTCCATGGTGAGCTCTACCAGAGCGTTGGCCTGGTCTATGATTTCGGCTGTCATGCTGACTCCTTAAATTTCGAAGGCCAGTTGTGGCATAAACCTGTCGCGCCCGGCGTCATAGTTCAGTGAGCTGGCGCTGTTCATTGATTCAATGCGTTCAACAAGCACCGCAGCCCGCGTCTCTTTACTTGCTGGCGCATAGGCTGATTTTTTCCAGGCTTTATCGATCCCGATATTGCGCGCGACGTTGGTGCTGTCTGCTGATGACAAAGGGATGTGCCTGAAAATGTCGGCGTTCAGCATTCGTAAGCCGTGTAATTTTGTAATCGGGTAGCCGTTCTCATCGACAACGTGTCGGATCAGGTCACGCAATCTGGCAACGCAGCGGCGCGGTCGTTTTGCGTCGTACTCGCCCATGCTGCCGATGCACACTCGTGGAAATTCCCGGCATAACCGGATGAAGCGCTCGTCTGGTTCATTCATGTGCCAGACCGGAGCGCCAGCAAATTTCCCGTGTGGCCACTCAGCGATAAGAGCGTCATTCTCTTCACTACTGCCGCCGATGACGTCCGGAATGACAGCGAAGGAGAATCGCGGGTGACAACCCCAGCGCGCGACGAAAGCGTAATATTCATGCCAGTTAACGACGCGCTTTTTGGTCCAGAAGCTGAAAGCACCGTTATCCAGGGCGAATGACTGGCACACCTCACTTGCCAGTTGCAACTGACCGGCGTTAGCAAAGCTGATGAAAGCATGACGAGCTTTCCACGCTTTTAAAGCGCAGGTATCCGGGGTAATAGGGCCGCCATGGAAATGGATCATTGGCTTTCCCCTGCGATGGTTTTTGCCGCCGCGTTCGATTTGCTGCGGAGTTGGGCGGCCACTTCATCGCACACATGGGTAAGGCTGCAAAGTTGGATGGCTGGATGTTGGCGCAGGATCTGTACCCCTTCTGCGTGCAGGGAGGCGAGGAATGCATCAGTGGCTGGAGTTTCTTCGAGTGCATAGCAAACATCGTCATTGCTGCATGGATCATCTTTGCCACAACCCACGCAGAAGTGGACCGATTCGCTATGAGTCTTAATAGCCGACTTCATCAGAGCATTTTCTCCAGCCAGCTGCTTTGCCTCGTTCCGCGATTCGCACAGCACCACGAACTGGAGATCGAGACGGTCTGCCATAGCGGTCATTAACTTTGCTGCTGCTGGTGGCAGAGTAGGGGCTGTCACTCTGGCTTGGGCGATCAGCTCTTTGGCATTCAGGCGCATGGGCGTGTCTCCAGCAGTTCGTTAAAGCGGTTGATGAAAAGTGCATAGGCTTGACCGGGGCGCAGAGGGTTAATCTGGATAAGATCGGTTGGCGGGATGTTTTCGAGGATTTCCCAGGTTGTGCCGTCGTCGATATCCAGATCCCGGCGCTCGGTCGCCAGCATGGTCAGGTCCGCGTATTTAATGACAGGTGTGTGCTCAGCCGGCAGGCTGAACTTATTGCGGATCAGACCGTCGACCTGATCTTCAATGCGCCGGTAGTCAGGCAGCAGCGCTTTTAGTGGGGCAGGGATGTCCTGCACGTAGGCTTCAGCTGCATCGTGCATCAGCGCTTCGAATGCATGCTCAACCGGGACGATGAGGCTACACAGCACCGAGTGCTGCGCTACGCTGTAGAACTCCGGCAAATGACCATTAAAACGGCATACGTTAGAGAGTGCATTGGCGATATCTTCGATATCAATGTCGTCAACGGTAGCGGTCAGGTAATCAAACCTTTTGCCGGTGAAAGTTCGAATAAATGTCTCTTTCATTGCGTGGTATCTCCTTTGCGCGCTGCAACGCGATTTTTGGTTGTACGAATCCCTCGCCTAATGGCGATAATTAAATTTATTTCGCTTCCATAAATGCCCCGCACCGGGGGCATTTGCAGCAGGGAAATTACGCGCTGAAGATACCGATAAAAGTTTCGACTTTTCCGTCTTTGAATTTCTCGACCAGCAGATCGCGGAATTCAGCGGCCATTTCTTCTTCGTAGCTTTCCAGCTGAGTAATACGCAGCACCAGTACAGGGCTGTCGCTGGCTAAAATGCTCATGCGAAGCTTGATGCGGTATTCGCCCAGGCCTTCATAGGGCACGCACTTAAATTCAAAAGCCACCGGCATAATGTCTTTGCTCTTCGCTTCAACACTTTCCATAACAGAACGCCTGCCGCTGAAGTCCTGATCTTCATATTCAGCGCTGCGGATCGCATCGATAGTGATTTTGCGTACAGCGGCAGCAGCGCGTTTGGCTTCGATAGAATTGCCTTCAGCATCAAAGCCGATCACATAGTCAGACCAGTCTTCCAGCCATTCAGCCAGCTGTTTCTGGTTATTGCGGTCGCCATTGATGCTGAGCAGCGCGGCGAAAGGAGCGGTGCGCTTAAGTGCCAGAACCGCAACGTTATCTGCGTGCCCCGGATTATCCAGAGTGCCGAGGTTGAATACGGAAACCGCATTCATTCGATCAGCATTGATAAAGCAGCGTGTGCCGGCGGCGGCAAAGCCGGTTGAATAACGGATAAAATCGTCGATGCTCTGGGTTTCCATTTTCCCGCGGAAGCGGAAACGATCGGCATACAGGCTTTCCAGATTTTTAACGTTCACGTCATTCGGCAGGGCAACCGCCGGGCAGTCC